AGGGACTAATCATGATCGTAAACTAACATGAAAAGTTTTCTCTCCCTAAGAATTAACGACTTTCGTCGAAGCTGATGTGGATTCTTACGCGTGCAAAGTTGTGCCAGGGTGCGGTGAAATATACAAAGACCAAGTGCTGCCCACGGTAACAGTACCGTAGTGCAAGATCACGTAGGATTCAAAGACCCTCCCAACCTGTCCATGCAATGATTCAACGTGCAATTCTTGAATCCATCTCCCAGTGGAAGTAGGCTCAAGAAATGAAGCGTTAGCACCAATTGCAATAGGTGGGAAGAAGTCTGGAGAAACCAACGATGAATACTCTAATCGTATCATGTATTTTCCAGGTTCCGCGAAATTGATCGTCATTTGTTTGGAGGAATCAATCGAAGCAACAAACATGTTTGCGCCAGGAAGTGATTTGGTTAATGACGTAAAATCTGAACCATAGGTATTGAATAAAGTTCGCACTTGATTCATAGCTAAGGTAGCAGGCCTTGCGGGTGTAAAGAACTCAACATCGTAATTCACATAAAGATAACCAAGGGTGTCCGTTGCAGGACAGTCCTCAGAATTTATGTGAATGTTAGCAACATCATATGTTTTGAGATCGGAAACAGCGGGTGCTGCCCCAACTCTAACATACTTTGGTGCCCTACGTGCCATATCTGCGGGATCTAATCTACAGGTGAGATTCTGCCAAACAGGGCCAGAAACTGAAGATTTGTAAGATTCCGCCTCAACACCAGTAGTGGGTGGTGCATCTAAAGCATCATAGTCAGGTGCGATAGAAACATGCCCAGCAAGCGATGTTGCAGAAATGGTCTTAAACGTGATTGAACATGAATGAAACTTATACGTTTCATATTGGCGGGCAATACCCGCCAACCATGGAAACATAGTAAGCGATCCAGTGCCCAATCCGGGCTGAAGTGGGTAACTACTTGAGGAGAAAAGAGCCGAACCAACGAGTGATGCGAATCTTTCCGAGTGGCGTACACGGATGGATTGGTTATTTGACAAGTTTTTAACCATAGGTCCACCCTGTAAGCGTACACTGTTCTGCGCAATAGGTGCTGTCACCTGTTGCGTCCTAGTGGGTATCCTCGTTGCCTGCGCAGGTGCAAACGCTCGCTTCTTTTTCCTTTTCTTGGGAGTTTGAAGCAACTGCATAGTCTTTGCAGTAGCGATTTGCTGGATGCGGGGATGCGAGAGTACCCGAAGGATGTTCCCCAAGTAGTTTGAGGCTTTTGGTTCATTGCGAGTTGTAAGAGACATTATTGAAATCGTTTTAATTATTTCAACATATGCCAGACATGGCGGCGCAGTTGTCTAGTGCTGCTTCAGGGCCATTGCCAACGGGCGTTGTAACAAATCCGCGAGATCTACATCGATGATTGCATCAGCAACCGAGTGTGAGCATTTGATTGAATCGATGGGTAACTTCTTGAGATACTGTTCAAAACCAGCCATGGCGGCAGGTGATAAACCATATTTAACAAAAAGAAAGTAATCCCAATCACAATCAATCAAACGTAGATCCTGAGTGTATTTACTTGTTTCGACGCGATCACTGGTGGTGATCTGCCGCTGCAAGAATACACGCATTCCCGGACATGTGCGAAAAACTGGATAGAAGGAATCAGCAACAGAACTAGTCCATTGCTTAGGTTTCCTAGCTGCAATTTCACTAACGGACCAGAAAAGCTTAGCAAACAGCTTGCCAAGTTTTGGTCCGAAAGAGTACCCGGTGGGATTCGGGTACCACTGACCTGAGATAAAAGATACATCAAGTGGATTGTCGAATCCACGCGCTTCAGGTACGATTCCAAGAGCACTTTCGTTTTCTCGGATCGCATCAGTCTGATCGCTCCCATCGTAAGCAATTAAACAATCGTCACCTGCAAACAAGCCCCGAACTTTCGTTGGGGGGTTGGGCAGGAGAACGATAGCCATGATTGCTATGAGGATGTTGATGTAAGAATTTCCTGAGGTTGTATCGTTGTGACCACTCTTCCGAGTAGCCTCAACAAGATACGAGATGAAATTTCCAATTTTGTCGACATACGAGCCTTTAGTGTTCATACATTTCTTAACGAAAGCAGCAAGCTGCTTGTCCAAAAGCTTCAAAAGGTAGATTTCCGCGTCAAAATGATTCTTCTGCATAGTTGCATCCCAACTCTTGCCATCACGTTCATAGAATCTTAACCCAATCTTGTCATTCATCCATGAGCCGAGTTCCTGATGATTCATTCCGCTAGTGAAAATCATCTGAAAATCAATTCCGTGGAAATTGAAATTCTGTTGACTAACAGTAGCGAGGGCTTTCTGGAAGGAATAAAACTGCGGTGCATACAATGCAGCAGTATGTTCGTTCGCATAAGCTTGAATCAATCTGGCCTTCTTGGCAACTAAGACGATTTCTTTCTTGGGAAAAGGTTTAACGATGTGTGGTCGTATGGGATCATCACGCATAGATTTCAGTATCTTGTTTCGTTTAATCTCGGGCCATTTGTTGATCCACTCGGTGGACCAATGGGCGAGTTCAATAGCGTACTGAGCGCGAAGAGAAGGCATCAAAGATTCGTAAGGAAAGAGTAGTGAATAATGCATAACAGGTTGTTTAGATAAATGACGGTTACATAGCGCATTGTGGACATTGGTCACACACTTAGCTAAAGTATACCCATACCTAAAGGCCCAGCCAGAAAGGATAGCGCCATTTCGGCGCACGTTTCTGCAATCGCAGGCCCCTGTTGGTTCCCGAACTTTATGCCGAGAATCCACATTAGTAATATCTCCAAGACCGAGACAAATACAAGGAAAGCGGTGATTAGCAACAAGCATATCAACACCATCTTGAAAAATCTCTTGGGGATACTCACTAAATC